ATCGTTTACGCTTCTTCTATTTTTTACGAAAGGAGGACCCGTGACCGAGTCGGCATATCAAACCAAGCTGATTCGGAGATTGAAGAAAATCTTTCCCGGTTGCGTGGTTCTCAAAAACGATCCACAATATCAACAAGGGATTCTTGATCTAACGCTTTTATGGGAAAGATGCTGGGCTATGCTTGAGGTAAAGGCCTCTGATAAGGCTGAGAATCGCCCGAATCAAGCATTCTATGTTGAGCAACTTGGCCGGATGTCGTTTGCCGCATTCATCTATCCTGAGAATGAAGAAGAGGTTTTGATTGCGCTTCAAGAAGCATTCGCATCTTGAGGGTCAGCACGCATTCCTAAGTCCTAGTACGTATCATTGGATCAATTATGATGCTGAAAAACTCGAGTATAGATATAAAGCATTGAAAGCGGCACTTGAGGGGATGGAACAACATCGTTATGCTGCCATCGCAATCGAAGAACGGGAGTTCCAGGACGATGAGTCCACCACTCTCGGGATGTACATCAATCAATGTATCCAGTATCGCATGTATCCAGAAGTCGTACTTTATTACTCTCCGAATGCTTTTGGTACTGTTGACGCTATCCACTTTGGCCATCGTCGATTGCGTATATCGGATCTCAAGACGGGTATCACGCGTACTTCGGAACATCAACTAGAAATTTATGCGGCCCTATTCTTTCTCGAATATGCATATGATCCGTTTGCTTGCCGGTCAATTGAGCTACGTATCTATCAAGATAATGAATGTCGAGTGTATATCGGAGATCCATTTGTGATTAGAGCAATTATGGATAAAATTGTATTCTTCGATAAACTGATCAACGCAATGCGAGAGGAGGAGTCATAGTGATTTTGACAGAATCGCAATATTTGGCACATTATGGCATCCTTCGCAAATCAGGCCGCTATCCGTGGGGTTCTGGAGAAACTGTAAATAAACGTAGTAAGTCGTTTCTCGATATTATTGAGAAGCACAAGCAAGAAGGCATGTCTGAGGCGGCTATCGCTAAGCTTTACTCGGATCCTCCAAAGCATCCCTTCACAACTACTGATCTGCGCGCGCTTAAGACGATTTCAATTAATCAACTACGTCAAAGCAAGATTAATCAGGCTGTTCGTTTGAAGGAAAAGGGTTTGTCCAATATTGCGGTTGGTGAGCGGATGAACCTTAACGAATCGTCTGTTCGTTCTTTGCTGGCTGCGCATGAGAAGGAAAATAAGGATATCCTGCAGTCTACTGCAGATATGCTTAAGCGTCAAGTTGATGCTAAGGGTGCGATTGATATTGGCACTGGTGTTGAGCGAGATCTGCCATTGAGTAATAATCCTGCAGCTGGTATTGGAATTAGCTCGACTAAATTCAATACAGCAGTTGCTATCCTGAAAGAGCAGGGTTACGTAACTCATACTGTTGATGTGAAGCAAATTGGAACGGGCAAGTTTACAACTCGAAAAGTTCTTGCTCGTAAAGATGTTCAGTGGAAGGATTTGGTCAAAAATCCAGATTTGATCAGACCAATTACTGAACATTCTGATAATGGTGGTCGTCATTGGGATGGTGGTTTTCAACCACCTATACACATTTTATCCAAGCGTGTTGCAATTAGATATGCTGAAGATGGTGGCGCTAAATCAGATGGTGTGATTTATGTTCGTCCTGGAGCTAAAGATTTGGATATGGGAAAGTCTAGCTATGCTCAGGTACGAATTTCGATTGATGGAACACACTATCTTAAAGGCATGGCCGTCTATAAAGATGATTTGCCAGTTGGTACGGATCTTGTATTCAATACCAACAAATCAAAAATCGGTAATACCAAGCAAGATGTAATGAAGAAGCAATCTGACGATCCAGAGAATCCGTTTGGGGCTGTGACTCGTCAGCTGTTGGATAAGGACGGTAAAGTTAAGTCGGCTATGAACATCGTCAACGAGGAAGGTGATTGGGACAAGTGGTCTCGTAATCTTCCTACGCAGATGTTGTCTAAACAACGTCCTGATGTAGCTCAAAAGCAACTTGATGTTACTTATGAACGCCGTCGTAGAGAACTCAATGCAATCAATGAGCTTACCAATCCGGTGATCAAGCGGCGTCTGCTTGAAACGTTTGGCGATGAAACCGATTCGGCAGCTGTGCATCTTAAGGCAGCAGCTATGCCTAGACAGGCAGTTAAAGTTATTCTGCCGATTACCAAGATCAAAGAAAATGAGATTTATTGTCCTTCTTTGCCCGATGGCGAGAAGGTTGCACTAGTTCGATTTCCACACGGTGGAACGTTCGAGATTCCACAAGTTACAGTGAATAACAGAAATCCCGAAGCTAGAAAGACTATTGGTTCTTCGGCTCGAGATGCAATTGGCATTCATCACACTGTGGCTGAGAGATTGTCGGGTGCCGATTTTGATGGTGATTACGTATTGGCAATTCCTAATCCAAAGGGATCTGTACGAAGCACACCACCGCTAGAGAAATTGAAAGGCTTTGATCCGAGGTCTGAGTATAAGCCATACGATGGAATGAAGACGGTAGATGGCGGAACTTGGAATGCTCAAACTAAGGAAGTCGATTATCACGGTAGACCGCCTAATCGTTCAAATATGCAGCACAAGATGGGCGATGTTTCGAATCTGATTACGGATATGACAATTCAGGGCGCCAATTCACAAGATTTGGCTCGCGCTGTTCGTCATTCAATGGTCGTGATCGATTCCGAAAAGCATTTTCTTGATTACAAGAGTTCGTATCAAGATAATGGCATTGCTCAGTTGAAAGAAAAATATCAAGGTAGAGGCCCTACTGGCAGATTGGCCGGAGCTTCAACTTTGATTAGCAGGGCTTCCCAACAGACACACATTCCTGAACGTAGAGCTCGTCGTGCCTCTGAGGGTGGAGCTATTGACCCTACAACGGGTCAAAAAGTCTTTGTGCCAACTGGTCGATCGTATGTGAATCGTCAGGGTCAGACGATTATGATTAAAGAACGTCATGCTCGTCTTGCCATTACAGATGATGCCCGTAGACTAATCTCTAAGACGCCTACTCCGATTGAGAATGTTTATGCTGATCATTCGAATAGGCTAAAGAGTTTGGCTAATACGGCTCGTCTTGAATCTCTTAAGACGGGTAATCTTAAGTATGAGCCCAGTGCTAGAAAAGTATACGCACAAGAGGTTGATTCTCTTAATGCAAAATTGAACATTGCGCTTAAGAATGCCCCCCTTGAAAGACAAGCCCAGTCTCTAGCAAACTCCATCTTTTCCCAAACCAAGGCCGCTAACCCCGGCATGGATAAAGATGATTTGAAGAAGCTCCAGTTTAGAGCTTTGGCTGAGGCTCGTGCTAGAACTGGTGCTGGTAAGCAACGTATTGGTAGTCCGGGCTATGAGATTACCCCTCGTGAATGGCAAGCTATTCAGGCAGGTGCTATCTCCACCAAGAAGCTAAATGACATCCTTGACAACGGTGATATAGATGCTATTAGGAGGCTGGCCACACCTAGGACTAAGCTAGTCATGACATCCGCCAAGCAGGCTAGAGCAACACAGATGCTTGCTGATGGCTACACTCTGGCTGAGGTAGCTGATCAGCTAGGTGTGGCGTTGTCTACCTTGAAGTCTAGTGTCTATGCACAGACAGGTAGCAATGGCTGACACAGCAACAGATGATAGAACTGAATGGGCGTTGACGACAGTAGACAATCCATTCGATCCCTTCACACAATGGGATGAGTGGTATTCATTTGACGCCCGCCATGGGTACCACACACCAAGCTTCCTTGCTAGAGTTGCACTCACATCCGACGACCTGTCAGATGCTGATCAAGCAATAGCAATTCAATCTGCGATCGATGAAATTGTAAGAGAGAATGTGCTAGGGATCTATAGGAAAGTTTCAAGAAGGCCCTAGGGGGGGAGGGGTCCGCAAAATTCCCCCCCCTCTTTTCATCGCCCGGCTCTCAAAAATAGCCCCGGCGGGCACTTTTCCACAAACTAACTTAGTTTGCGGTGGAGAAAACTCCCTATAAGGAAAGGAGAAGTGGTCTATGGCCCGGCGAAAGTCGCAGGAAGTTTCGAAACGGCGCCGCCGGCCGGCTACTTCTTCGGAATTCCGCGAGCAAGAACTGGCTTCGGCGGCTTATGATCTCGCAGAAAACCAGATTCTGTCTGGTACGGCGTCGTCTCAGGTGATCACGCACTTCCTCAAGATGGGTTCAACGCGTGAACGACTAGAACAACAGCGTATTGAACATGAGAATCAGCTGCTGGAGGTCAAACGCGATCAGATTCAGAGTCAGCAACGCATCGAAGAGCTCTACATAGACGCAATTCGGGCTATGCGCTCGTATGGCGGTGCAGACGAACAAGTTGTCGACGCTATCGCCGAAGATGTCGAGGATTAGGCGCTATTCCGAGCTTCGGCGTTTGTCAACCTTCGAAGAGCGCTTCCACTACCTAAAATTGAATGATCAGGTGGGTGTAAAGACGTTTGGTTTCGATCGGTGGATGAATCAAGAGTTTTACCACTCACGAGAGTGGCGTAGTGCTCGAGATAGGGTAATTGTACGCGATAATGGCTGCGATTTGGGCATTCCAGGCTATGAGATTCAATCTGGATTGCTGATTCATCACATCAATCCATTGACCGAATTGGACATTATCGAGGGGGATTCTTGGATTATTGATGCCGAGTATTTGATTACTACATCACATGCTACGCACAACGCGATTCACTATGGGGATTGGAGTTTACTCCCTAAGCCGTTTGTCGAACGAACTACTGGTGATACTACCCTCTGGTAAGGAGAAATCGTGAACAGCACACCGCCCGATTCTGCTTCTGAGACTGTTCAGAGCCCTTCGCAGCCCAGCACCTCTGATACGCCGGGTACGCCCTCCCCGAATGTCGATCCGGGCACTTCCGATACGCCTGGCCAGCCCGCACCCGGTACGCCGGTGCCTGGCTCGGCTACGCCGGCTCCGCCCATCACGCCGGATCAGCCTGGCGCGCCCCAGGAGCCCGACGGCGAGCCTGACGACACGGAGTGAGCGCGCATAGTCCGCTGCTCTGGCGGCCACTTTCGCGTGGTATGTTCGGCTGTAACGATGTAGAAGCCGCACAACGTGGTCTATGGCGAGCAGCCGATGATCTGGGCTACACTTCGAGCAATGCCAGAAATGGTAATTTCGGAGCTGAGACAGCCTCTGACGTAGCCAAGTTTCGGAGAGCGACGGATACTACCGATGATGGCACAAGCGACCAGATTGGAGACCATCTATGGTCGCTGCTCTGGCCGTATATTGATGATCTTGGACGTACATTGTTCTGCAATCAGCCGCTAGCTTGCCCAAATCCAGTACCCAAGGCTAAGAAGCTGCCGATTTCTTATAACGATACCTCCAAAGGAGTCGAAGCAATCCAGCGTGCACTGTGGCGCGCTTTGCCTGACAGTGAGAATCTCAGGAATGGTAGTTATGGAGCGGGTACCTCCAAGGATGTAGAGACTTTCCGTAAGTTGTACGTGGTCAACGCTGGTGATGATGGTAGATCAATCGGCGGGGAACTGTATAATGTTCTCACCCGCTGGTTCGATGATTCTGCGCGTAGATGTGTTGCGCAGTGGAATCCGGATGTAGAGCCAAAGCCTGAGCCTGCGCCCAATGTTGTTATGGAGCGGACTGTTCTGACCGCTCTGAGACAAGAAGGCTATCAAGAAGGGCGCGCCAATGCTAGCAAGTACGGTCAATGGTATGGAATGGACCATGTTTCTTGGTGTGCCGAGTTTGTGAGCTGGTGCGCTGAGCAGAATGGCTCGTTTAGCTTTGAACGAGGCCATCGTTATGCCTATTGTCCGTATATTGTAGCTGATGCCAGAGCTGGTCGTAACGGTCTCAAAGCAGTATCGGCAATAGAGGCCAAACGTGGTTGTATTGCTCTCTATGATTGGGACGGCGATGGTATTGCCGATCATATTGGACTAATTGTCCAAGGACCTGGTAGAGGGCAGTCTTTCTATACGATCGAAGGCAATACTTCATCCAATATGCTGGGTCCACAATCGAATGGCGATGGTGTTTACCAGCGTACACGGTATGTTGCAAATGTAGTTTGCTTCGCTACCTTTACGTAAATTCAGTTCTACAAGGAGGTGATCATGGCAACACCGCCGCCCACGCCCCAAACACCCGATGAAATTCGTGGTCCAATCGAGCTGACTCATAATAAAACTCGTGACGATCGAGAACAGCAGTATGTCGCTGCTCGGGTAGCTCTTGAGAATGCCTATCACGCGGATCTCAGAACTATTCAGGCAGCTAAGGAAGCAGCACTTGTGGCTGCTGGGCTAAATCCCGATGGGGGTGTTCCTCCAACATTTGACGGGATGCCGTAATTTTTATCTATGTGAGAAGAAAGGGGGTGGAGAATGGACCAAAGTATTCTCAGAAGTACCAAGAAGGTTCTTGGTATTCACGTTGATGATGACACGTTTGATCTTGACATCATCACATTTATTAATTCTGCCCTCTCTGCTATTCAACAACTAGGATTGGGGCAGGGGTTTTTCATTGTGGATGATACTGCCGAATGGCAGGAGATTGTCCCCGATGAAAGACTGCTCGGACTGATCCGAACTATTGTGTATCTGCGGACGCGGATGTTGTTCGATCCGCCAACTACATCATACACACAGAGTGCGATGAATGCTCAGATCGAAGAACTTGAGTGGCGTCTCAATGTATGGCGCGAAGACACAGGCTGGGTGGATCCGTCTCCGTCGGAGGCAGCATGAAGACAGAGCAAGAGATTGGTCTAGAAATTCTTGAGCATTTTGGCGTCAAGGGTATGCACTGGGGTATTCGTCGAGAAGAGCTGCGAACAGCTTCTGCAACAAGGCGGGGCGCCAAAGAAACCGAACGAAGAATTAAGCGCGCACCTTCCCCGGTGCGAGTTGTGGATACCATCGGTTCGAGCAGCGTCAGCAAGACGAAACTGAAAGCGGTTGGCGGCGAAGATCATCCTGCTCATGAGGATGCAATCAAGGTTGCTGCCGCCCGTCAGAAGATGAAGAAGAGTGGCATTCATACTCTTTCGAATGCTGAGCTGCAACAGATGGCTGCCAGAATGAATCTTGAATCTCAGGTTCATTCTCTGAATTCTCGACGTAAGAAGTCCATCGGTCAGGGCTTTGTTGATGCTCATCTGGCTAAAGCTCAGCAGGATCCATTTGGGACTGTGATGAAGGCTCATAAGATTGGTAAACAGGTAAAGAAAAACACGGCAGTAGGTGCAGTAGCAGCCGTTACTAGATAGGAGGCATAGTGGCGCTGTCCAATACTGCTGTGCCAATCTATTATGGACAGTTCCGCAACGCTGTCGTACAAGGCTCGATCCCGGTTAATCGAGAAGTCTCATTGGAGATGAATCGGATCGATGCGCTGATTGCCAATCCGAATATCTTTTATGATGATCAGGCGGTGGAGGGTTTCATTCGTTTCTGTGAGAACGAATTGACGCTCACCGACGGGAGTGACCTCCACCTTCTGTTCACCTTCAAGTTGTGGGCTGAACAGATCTTCGGCTGGTACTACTTTGTCGAACGATCAGTGTATATTCCAAGTGAAAATGTACGCGGTGGTCATTACGAAAAGCGAACGATCAAGAAACGTTTGACCACGAAACAGTATCTGATTGTTGCGCGTGGTGCAGCTAAGTCGATGTATGCTTCGGCAATTCACAATTACTTCATGACTGTCGACACATCGACGACGCATCAGATTGCGACAGCGCCAACCATGAAGCAAGCAGAAGAGACGATGTCTCCGATGCGAACCGCTATCACGCGCGCGCGTGGACCACTCTTCAAGTTCCTCACCGAAGGCTCTTTGCAGAACACGACTGGCTCGAGAGCATTGCGAGTGAAGCTTGCATCAACAAAAAAGGGTATTGAGAATTTTCTCACTAACTCTTTGTGTGAAATTCGTCCGATGGCCATTAACAAGCTGCAGGGTTTGCGGCCTAAGATCTCGACAATCGACGAATGGCTATCGGGTGACATCCGTGAGGATATTGTTGGTGCAGTTGAGCAAGGTGCATCCAAGTTGGATGATTATTTGATTGTCGCTATCTCGTCAGAGGGTACCGTTCGTAACGGATCTGGCGATACAATCAAAATGGAACTTGCGGACATTCTCAAGGGTGAATACCATGCGCCGCACATCTCGATATGGCATTATAAACTTGACGAAGTTGAGGAAGTTGGAGATCCGGCTACATGGCTCAAGGCACAGCCCAATCTTGGTTTGACTGTCACCTATGAAACTTACCAATTGGATGTTGAGCGGGCCGAGAAAGCTCCAGCTTCGCGAAATGATATCTTGGCCAAGCGGTTTGGTATTCCGATGGAAGGTTACACGTATTTCTTCACCTACGAAGAAACACTACCTCATCGGCCTCGGGATTTCTGGCAGATGCCTTGTGCTCTTGGTGCAGATCTCTCGCAAGGGGATGATTTCTGTGCCTTCACATTTCTCTTCCCATTGGGTGGCGAAAAATACGGAGTAAAGACGCGAAGTTATATTACAGAGCGGACCCTCTTCTTGCTCCAGGCATCGATGCGACAGAAGTATGAAGAGTTCATCAACGAAGGCTCTCTTCACGTCATGCCAGGTACAGTGCTCGACATCATGGAAGTATATGAAGATCTAGATGCATTCGTTATTGCATCGGAATATGATATTCGAGCTTTGGGCTATGATCCCTACAATGCCAAGGAGTTCGTTACTCGCTGGGAAGCGGAGAACGGACCGTTCGGAATTGAGAAGGTGATTCAAGGGGCCAAGACCGAATCTGTGCCACTTGGTGAATTGAAGAAATTATCAGAAGATCGTTATCTTATTTTCGATCAAGCACTGATGACTTTCGCGATGGGCAACGCCATCACGATGGAAGATACGAATGGCAATCGTAAGTTGCTGAAGAAACGTCAAGAAGAGAAGATTGATAACGTGGCAGCTCTGATGGACGCTTATATTGCATTTAAAGCAAATAAAGAAGCGTTCGAATGATCTCTCGAATGTTCTACGCACCGGGTGATTGGTTAGCTGAGCGATCCACTGCTCGCCAACGCAGAGCTCTAGCAGCTTGGGCTCTTATCATCTGGATTTTCCCAGGGCTACCGTTGTGGTTATATTTTCGTAATACACTTTGGTTTGTAGGCTTTATGTCCATAGTTGCGCTTTGGTGGACAGGCTGGACTACGGTAGCTGCAGAAACACCCGTCGAACGAGAGGAGAAGCCATAGTGCCTATCAAGCTGCG